CAATATAAAATTATTTACAACAATTATAAAAATAATGTTTGACAGATAACTCTGGTTAGTCCAATATGCGATTAGTAACTTAATAACTAACTAACTAAAAAGGTAAATCATTATGAATAAAGTAGACACATACTAAGCTTTGACTGACCAAATAACTGCTCTTATTAGTGAGCATGGTACTGATTGGCTTAAGACTTGGAGCAGTAAAGCAAGCGGTAACATCAACAGCATCAGCGGCAAGGAATATCAAGGGATAAATGTATTCTCTCTCGCTGTATCCTCATTCGCTAACAACTTTGAGTCTGATGAATGGCTAACTTATAAGCAAGCTCAGTCAAAGGGCTGGCAAGTAAAGAAAGGGTCAAAAGGTACTCACATTATCTATTTCAAAATAAATGAGTATGAAAACAAAAAGACTGGCGATATTGATAAAGTGCCAATGATTAAACAATACAGCGTATTTAATGGAGACCAAGTAGAGGGTTTTATACCTACTAAGGAACCAGTAACAGAAGCTGAAACCTTTGAGAATTGCGACCTTGTAGAGGCTACAATAGAAGCCCATGAGATAACCCTTAGACATGGTGGAGATACAGCGTTCTTTTCGCCTCAATTAGATTTTATACAAATGCCAATGAAGCAAGATTTTATATCTACTAATGAGGAAAATAACCAGCAGACTTATTACAGTACTCTACTCCATGAAGTGACTCATTGGACTGGTCATAAGAAAAGACTAGCAAGAGATTTCTCAGGTAGATTTGGTTCTAATGCTTATGCTTTTGAAGAACTGGTGGCAGAAATTGGTAGTGTATTCTTATGTGCTAAAATGGGCGTTAAAGCAAGTCCAAGTCAAAACAATGCTAAGTACCTTAATAACTGGCTAGAAGTCTTAAAAGACGATAAGAGAGCCATTGTGAAGGCGTTTTCACTAGCACAAAAGGCAAGCAATTACATAGTAGAAAAAGTAGCAGTAGAAGCATAAATCAAACGGGGCGAAAGCCCCATAATTTAAGAGGAATAAATATGAGTAACATTATAATAGATATAAATGAAGATTACTTACAAGATGCAGTACACCAATTAATATGGAAACATACAAAAAGTTGGGTAGAAAACAAGGGGGTTAAACAATACGCTAGACCAAATCAAATTATATTAAACTGTTGGGCAGTATGGGATAACGATTATTGTGACCCTGAGTTAGTAGCAGAACAAGAGCTACCATTCTCTATAATTTGTGGTCGTGTCGTACTGAGTGATAATGTTGATAGAAGTATAGGTTTTGAAGGTGTAGACGAGTTTTGTTATAAGTGTGAGGATAGACATTTAGATAGGTCTGAAACAGCACCAGATAGACTAGCATTTATTATTGAATTTAACTATCAAGACAAACAAGATAAGAGCGAGTTTGACTTAGATAAAAGAGTTTTATTTGATACAGAAATACAGGTACTAAACGAGAACAAATGTAGTGTAACTTCACTCTGACGAGAGCTTGGATAGTAACCAGCCGAAACCCTCTTAGCGAGGGTCAGTGAAAACTTAAAACAAAATGGAGAATATTATCATGGGATTACATATTAATGTTTATAAAGAAGTAAGGACTGGCAACGATTGGTTGGACAATGTAGATTGTACTAATGGTGGAATCACTTCTAAAAATATCAAAGGTCTTTGTATAACAAATTGTGATGGACCTTTTAACCCGACAGAAGACTACCCTGCTGCTCGTTTAGTTGTTAGGAACATCATGGGCAGTAAACTCGTCACTATTGTTCCAGAGGAAGAACTAGAAAAGGGTTCATGGACTATGATGGGTGGAAACTATGGCTCAACATCAGACTCAAGATTCAAAGATAAGTTAGAGGAGATGTTAGGCGAAAGATTTTATGGAGCTGTTGCAATTCACGATAGGGTTGAATATTAATAAGGAGATACACGAATGACTATTTTCGGATTTTTGCTATACACTTTGGGGGGAACTGCTTTGTGCCTGTACTTGGCATTTTATCTCTCAATGTCTGATGATTTATTTGGAGATGATGAATGATGATTAAAGATTATAAACATTTAAAAGTACAAGAACCAGAGCCAGCAGTCAGCTGGTTCTACTACTTGCTTGCAACTACAGTTATCTGTATTATGTGTATTGATTCAATAAATTTTTAAAGGGGAATGAAGATGGATTATATAAGTTATAAAACCACTGGCTTTGCTGGTGGTACTCACTTGCAAGGGTACTTAACTACTTCAAGAAGCACGATTGAGAAGGCTTTTGGTGAGGGTATAAGGTTTACTGAGGGTGGAGAAACTAAAGTTTCTATACAATGGGATATTGCTTTCAAGACTGAAGACGATAAGACTGTAAATGCTACTATCTACGCATGGAAAACAGAAGGTTATGTACCACCAGTAGATAAGCTGTTCAAGTGGAATGTTGGTGGTAATAATCTTGATGCTTTAGATTATGTTTATCAAGCCATAGAAAAGGCTAAAGAGCTATGAACATAGACCCCAATAGGACTGGTTTTAGGGTGGGTATTCCGCTATTGCTGCTGGAGTATCCAGACCACCCAGAGCTTTGCCACCTAAGTCAGCGAATTGCTGATATAATAATTATTAAGCTACTGGCTAATAATAACAACAACAATGAAAAGGAAACAATAACATGAGTGATGACAATTATACTTACTGTTGGGTATGTCCGCAGTGTTTAAAAGAAACTGAGTTTAGTAATTTTAATGACAATGAATATTGTATTTTAAAATGTGGAGATTTTATGAACTGTGGATACACAGAAGAACAACAACCGATAAGAGATATTCAAATGGAATACACAGACTATCCATTTTTAGACAGAGATACTAAAGATAGTATTTTAGATGCGTTTATAAAAATTTATGAGCATGAGTTTGAAGAATTTATGAAAGGTTTTTCTGATGGTGCTAATAATAAAGAACTTGATGAACAAAAGGAGATTAAAGAAGGTATCAGAGCTTATGCAGAAGGTCATACTTGTGCTGTTAAGCAAAAAGAAATCTGGTTAGTTGATGTTAATTTAAAGAGGTAAGTGAGTTAAATAACTAACAACAGCAGTCAGTTGTTTAGCATATGTTTTTTTAGGGTAGCATAATTATTAAAAATAATACAATAAAAAATACAGAAAAAAAATGAGTCCGACAAAAGATTTAACTGAGTTAGAGCGTAAGATATTTATTAAGCTGTTGTTAGGTTTGGATAATCTAGCAATAGAAGAACAACTCAAAATGAAAAGAAATAATATCAAACAGATTGTACATAGTATCTTTAAGAAGTTTGGTGTAAACTCAAGACCAGAGTTATTGGCTAAGTACATACCTCACATTGTTATTCAGAGAGAGGAGAAGAAACTACATGGATAAGAGTAAAGAGTTATACGACATTGTATTGTATTCTTTAGAGGACAAGGTTAAATACTTGAGTAAAGGTTTAAATCTTGAGCAAGCTACTGAGTACATGAATAATCATAAGACTATACCTCATACAATGATTGGTTTAGTGCCTCACAATGATGGAGAAGAAGATGTCAGAGAATGATAAAGGAACATTTTTATATCATACTAGCTGCCAGTTGTGTGGTTCATCAGATGCACACGCTCGTTACGAGCAGTCAGATGGCACAATAAATGGAACTTGTTTTTCTTGTGGGGTATTTCACAAATCAAGTACAGCAGAAGTTGTACCAATCAACAAACAATATAAGGCTAGTAAAATGAAAACGATAGAGGAGATTAAACAGCTACCGATATTAGCTATACCTGACAGAGGAATTTCAGAATCAACAGCAAAGAAATATGGTGTCAGAAGCAGTCTATCAGAAGCTGATGGTAAGACTATTACTCATATTTATTGTGGAGATACTTTGGGTGGTAAGTTAAAAGGTTTTGAGTGTAAAGAAACAGCAAGCAAGCAGTTCAGTTCTGTTGGAGATAGGAAAGGAGAGCTTGATTTGTGGGGCAGTTGGACTTGTAATGGTGATACAAAATTGTTTATCACTGAGGGTAGATTAGATGCAATGGCACTTCATCAAACCATAGAAAAATTTAATGGGGAAAAGTACAAGAGTTTTAAACCTTGTGTTGTTAGTTTGACTAGAGGTGTAAGCAATGCAGTTAAAGATTTACTCAATAACAAAGAACTATTATCCAGATACAAGGAAGTGGTGCTGGTTTTTGATAATGATGAAGCAGGTAAGAAAGCAGTGAAGGATTGCTTGAAGGTATATCCATTGTTTAAGTCAGCTAGCTTACCATTAAAAGATGCAAATGAAATGGTTTTACAGGATAGAGCTAGAGAACTTTTTACAGCTTGTGTATACAATGCCAGTGTTGTAAGACAGGGTGAAGTGGTAGATGTATCTGACATCATAGAGAGTGCTATGACGAAACCACAAATGGGTATTAGTTTTCCTTGGCAAACTGTAACCAAGGCTTGCTTTGGTATCAGACCCCACACTATCCACTGTGTAGGTGCAGCACCTAAAATTGGTAAGACAGACCACCAGCACCAGCTAGTACACCACCTAGTGTACAATGAGAAAGTCAAGGTAGGTATGTTTGACCTTGAGAATAGCCCAGTTAAGACAGCTAAGAAGTTAGCTAGTAAGCAAGCAAAGAAAGATTTTACCAGACCTGATACTGTGTACCAAGACAGTGAGCTAAGACAAACACTTGAAGGATTAGATGGTAAGGTTAGGTTCTATGACAGAGCAGGGTCAAGAGATTGGGAAGCAATAAAAACTACTATTACAGAGATGCACTTACTAGATGGTATAAATATATTTATGATTGACCCTATGACTACACTGGTGCAAGGGTGTGATGCTAGTCAAACTAACACTGAGTTAGGTAAGATATGTAGTTCTGCTGCTGACCTAGTATCTGTGTATCCTATCACTATATTCTTTTATAGTCATGTGAACCCCAAACCTAAAGGCAGTATGCCACACGAGAAAGGTGCTAGAGTTTATAGCTCTGAGTTCTTTGGCAGCAGGTCTATGGAAAGGTTCTTTCATTATGGTCATGGTATCAGTAGAGATAGAAGTGATGAGTGTCCTGAAGAAAGAAAAAATATGTCAGAGTTCTATATGTTATTTGACAGGGATTTTGGTCAGTCGTACACTTGTGATGTATACTTTGATGAGAGTACAGTAACCTACCTAGAACCTATGAGAAGGAGTTGGTGATGGCTGAATATGTATTTGATATAGAGGCAGACTCATTAGATGCTACCAAGATACATTGCATGGTAGTCAATGGTGAAGAAGTTGATAAGACTTTCTTTGAGAACCTTACACCCAAAGATACTTTGATAGGTCACAACATCATACGCTATGACATACCAACCCTTGAGAGATTGTTAGGTATAAAGATTAAAGCTCAACTGATTGATACCCTAGCCCTGAGTTGGTATCTGTTTGATGTGAATAGGCATGGCTTAGAACAGTGGGGTGAAAGATTAGGGATTGCTAAACCTACTATTACTGATTGGGAGAACTTAACAAGAGAGGAGTACATTCACAGGTGCAAAGAAGATGTGAAGATTAACACTAAGCTATGGGGTTTACAGAAGTCTTTGTTGATTAAAATTTATGATGGTGACTATCAACCACTGGTTCGTTACCTCTCATTCAAGATGAAGATGGGTATGCTGCAAGAGAAATCAAAGTGGAAGCTAGATGTAGATAAAGCTAACACTTTACTCAATGAGTTAGAGTTAAAGAATGAGCAAGCAATCAATGAATTATCTAAAGTTATGCC